CGATGTTCAAGGGCTTTACTAAGCGCTTGATCGTCAACCTTTCGCGTTTTAGAGCTGATAATATTTGGCTCGAATGGCGCTACGGGTGGCGGACGCTTCTCTATGACATGCAAGACATTGAGAATGCGATCAACTCCGTCGATAGTGGGCTAAAACGAGTTAGGGGTCAGAAAGGATACTCTGATGAGTACTCTGAAGACCTTTCGCTCGATACGGACTACTACGGTGGTGCGTATTGCTGTGGAAACTTGTGGCGACGTGACGGGATTCGAAGAATCACGTTGCGTTACCACGGTGCCGCAGTGGCTGATGTTGACCCACCTGAAATCTACGTTAACCCGTTAGTCACGGGTTGGGAGATAATTACTCTCAGTTTCGTAGTTGATTGGGTGTACAACATCGGGCAGTTCCTTATGTCCTTGTCTACGGTCGCGATTGCTCGTGGTACCGTGCAAGCTGGGGGTTGTAAAGTCACAGTCGTAACCTCGTCTTATGGCTCTTGGACAACCAAGGGCGATAAGTATTCGGGGAACTCCTGGGACTCCTCAGCTTTTTCGGAAGAGCTAACGATCCGTCGTCCTGCATCACCTTTGTCAGCCCCTCATCTCGCACTCAACCTCAACGTAGGCAGGATTACTGATCTGCTCGCGTTGTTGGGACAAGTGCTAACTAGGAGATAGCTATGGCCGCTATGACCACAGCACTGACCGTGTTCGACACTCCGTCGAACGGCAGGGTCTATACTTACGCGGGTCACACCGCACAGGAGCCGCATCTGGTGATCCAGAAGCGGAAGACCCCCAGTGGGGCCGAAGGCACGTTGGAAGACGTCGTCACAATCAGTTCGTACTGTGAAGACGCCGACGGCGTGGCTTTGGCTAACCGTGCATCCATTCAGATCGCGGTGCGTCGTCCGAAACTCTCGGACGCCGCGTTCATCCAGGCCGTGCTTGCCGTCGCCGTTGATGTTATCGCCGGTGACGAGTTCGCAAACATGGTCGATTCGCAGGAGTACTTGACGTGACCCAGGCAGGAATTCTTCTGCTCTGTCTCACAACCTTGAACGCCTGTACACCGACCGGCCCCGTGGTGAACGTGAGGAGTACCACACATGTGGAAACCTCACATAGTATCCACCGCAAAGGAGAGTCTCATGAGAGATCCCCAAACAGTGACGTACGAGATGACCCGGCGTTACCTGATGGATTGCCAGTCCTTGACACCGACGGAACAAGCCAGGATCCTTGGTTGGATCCGGGCCCGTAACTTGCGGTGTCTCGCCACCCTTAGTGACCAGTTGGGGGATGTATTTTCGACCCCCGAACGGGCAAGGGAAATCCTTCAGATCGAGGCGATGTTCAAAAAGAACAAAGCCTTTACCGATAAGACTGTTGAGTCCACCCAAGCTATGGCTTCCTTTTGGGAAGCTGAGTGTAGGTGTTCTCTGCAGAATCAAAAACTCGATGCGCTCTATTGCGAGCCTGGGCTTTTGGCCCCTGATCTCGTGTTGAAGCTTAATCGAGCATCGGCGTACATCCGATCTGTGTTGGGCCCCTTCCGTACGTTCTTGGACGGATTACCGTCCTACGTCCGTGTTACACCGGGTGCTACTGCTACCACGGCAAGGAAAGAGTCTCGTCCGTATATGAAGATGGATTCTTCATTGGATGCTCCTCCCTCAGCTGAGAAATACCTCCGTCCCCTGAACCGGCTTATTACCGGGACAGACGACATCGAGGTTCGCAGCTGTTGTTTTAACCGTGTGGAGGTTGTTCCGAAAAACTGGAAAACCGGTAGAACCATCGCTTGCGAACCGAGCGGCGTGTTGCCTCTCCAATTAGCTTTTGATGGCTATGTTAAAGACCGTCTGAGAAGACGGGGAATTGACCTATCGGACCAGTCAAAGAATAGAGAGCTCGCACGTCAGGGATCTATTGATGGTTTAATCGCCACCGTAGACCTGAGTAGTGCGTCTGACAACATAGCGTACAATACCGTAGCCTGGTTGTTACCAGACGATTGGTTTGAGTACCTCTGTGATGTCAGGTCTCCCCTCCTTAACCGGAGTGGGGTATTGCATCGGTATGAAAAGTTCTCCTCTATGGGGAATGGATCGACCTTTGCGTTAGAGACGCTCATATTCGCCGCCGCCTGTAGCGCAGTTGGGTCCCAGAACTTCTCCGTCTACGGTGATGATATCATCATCGGGGCAGAGCTGTACGAAGACCTTTCGGCGTTCTTGCGTTTCCTTGGGTTCGTCATCAATGACAAGAAGTCTTTCTCTTCTGGACCCTTTCGAGAGTCCTGCGGAGGCAACTTCTACCAAGGGGTGGATATCACGCCTTTCAAACTCATCGACGTGGACCAGCGAAAAGCTAGCTGGTGCCATATCATCAATGGGTTGGCGGGTGTGGCGAAGCCTGAAGGGGCGCTATGGAAATTTCTCGCCTCCGTTGTTACGGAGGAGAAACTCCCTCTAGTGCCGTTCGTTGAAGATTCCCTCACAGGTGTTTGGATTGATTCCAAACGTGCGAGGGCCCTTGGAGTACTACACCGTCCGGTTCCTCCGAAAGACGGTAGGAGAAATTCCTACCAGATTGACGAGTACCGCGGATACATAACTGTATCCACGACAGCGGAGCTGCGCTATCA